TGAAGTACTGTCTGCGGTTTTGATATTATTCGGGTTAGTCCAGTCTTTTGTCCCTACTGCATTACTTGTACTCGCAGTTATGGGTAGAGTATCGGGTGAGACAGTTTGAATATATTGACCTTGAGTTCTGTCTATAAGATTCCACGCTATTGCTCCTGCATCAACTTGTTCGTATTCTAATTCTTTTTCTGTAAACCTATTTCTTAATTGTTCAAACCATGTAAATGAGTGAAGTTCAATCAATCCTGACCCTTTACTATCTAACTCTCCTGCTCTTATAGCCATCTCACCTGACCAAACTAATATGTCATCTCTATATATCCAAACAGTATTTTCTCTTAGTGCTACTAATTCGTTTACCTTCTCTTCACTTACAGGGATTGTTAGAATACAAGTTCCATAGTTATTTAATCTCTTGCCAAAAGTTAATTTGGTAAAAGCCTCAAACTCGCCTATGGTATCTGTACCTGATTTGACTACTACTCGATAGATCATAAGATATATGTCTATTATAGCTTAAATCTTGGATGTATTTTGACACCATCATTTAGATTACATTTAGGACAAAGTTGCCTCCAATCAGATAGTTCTCTTTTGTACTCACCTGAAATGTTTGCCCAGTGATAAACTTTTGAGTTATGACTTAGATCTTTAGAACAGTGTCTGGCCTTACCTAAATTTTTATAAACCCAATAATGTAATCCCATATAGCCAACACTATCACCTTTCCATACAGGACTTTTCTCGCCATAATTTTCTTTATTTCGTCTAGCAATCCATAATGGTTAATAAAAGTCAATCACGCTAGATGCCGATATATGAATCCCTCCAATTTATAGTTAGAATAGTTGTTACGTCTTCTCCGACTGCGGTAAATTGTACATAGTTAAATCCAGGAGTTAATCTCCAAAAGTTACCCGATGTCATTGTACTGTAGGCGTTCTCTGTTTCATTCTTTAATATAGTTTTATCCTGACTATTGATTTCAATACTCTCATCGCTTGCTAAAGTATCTGTTATCGTAAAGGTTTCGCCTGTAGTTACGTTTGTTACCAGACACGACAGGAAGGGTCCATTGATATGGAATATCGGCTCTGCGTAATCGTTTCCTGCGTTATTCACTCCGTAGTTCTCGGCTCCCTCTCCACCTGCTAAATCAAATGGTACTTCTGCGGGGATTGCCATACCTCCTGATATTACGGTCTCAGGTGTCTCATATTCGTGTTCGGTTTGGCTTACAAATCGCCAGTCAGCCGAGACTAGTTCAAGTAAGGCTATCTGTCGTCCTGGTCTGTAAGGCATGGTAAATCTTTCTACATCTACATCAGTTTGTAAAGCAATATCATCACAGGTGGTAAACTTAAGTAGTTTTTCATCTCCTAATCGGAGGACTTTTTGTAGGTCTGTTCTACTTGTATAAGGGATTACCGATTGAAACGATAATCTCCTTCTCCCTGCTTTTGAGTTTATCCAAATCGCAGACTTATCACCTGCTACGTCCTCAACTGATACCCTCGCTTCGGGATATTCAAATCCTTCGACATTACCTATGTTAGTAAATGTGAATACGTCTGTGCCGTTTGTAAGTGAAATGTTTTTCATATTAGAGAAAATCTATACCCAATCTCACGACTGATCATTTCTATATCTTGCATGTTTCTTACTTCGCCAATGTTTACAGTTACATCTTTCTTAGAATATGTCTGTCCTGTTTCACTCTCTATATCAGTTAATGGCATACTCTGTGATGAAATGGCTGGGAGTTGGATTGAAGTTAATCCTGCGTATTGTTTTTTGATCTCTTTTACCCCTGCTATGACATTATCTACGAGTGAGGGCGATTCACGATGAAAGGGATTTATACGATCGATAGCATTTCTTATTTCATTAGCTAAATCCTCTATACCACGTCTTGCATTTCTCCAAGGAAGCATTATATTATCATATACTCGCCACATGAATGAGGCTATTCGATCTGGTATTGACTTTGCATACGATACCATATCATCCCATAGTCCAGTCCACATTCTCCATATCCATTTTATGTTCTCCCATAGAGTAATACCCGCCTTAACCCAAGGCTCTATGAGTGTTCTATATAATTCTCTCCCAAATTCTTCTACTCTTGCACCAAAGTTTTTGAAGAATACGATCATGTCGTTGAAGTCTTTAATACTCTTTGTTATTTGTTTTGTTACCAACTTGAATACTTCTATAAGAAAAGCTATCGCAATAACAAGAAGACCTAATATAACTGTGGCAAGAAACTTGAGTACTGGTATTATGACAGGTTCTATAAGATACCATAGACGTTTTAATTCTGGGATTAGTTCTTCTGTTATTTGTTTCCAAAGAGCCTTCAATGCTGGTTCAAGATATGTTTTATAGACTTGTTCGAGTCCTCTGAGTGTATTGTTTACTACTCTCATTGCTTCGTCCCATCCACCAAGCTGTTTGATAATTGCATCTACTATTAAAGCCAATATAACACCTATGGCTATGAATGGTAGCAATGGTGCTAATGCTGCCCAAATCGAAGTAGCGAGTCCTATAAATGCAGGAGTAAGTGCACCTACTATTATTCCAGTAAGTATGGGTAAGTTTTGTATAGCTAAATCTACTACCTTTCCAAGGGTATCTTTTATTTGTTGGAAGTTATCCTTCAGTGTTTTAGTAAAGTCTATAATTACCTTTTTTAGTTTATCAAAAAAACTTCCCTTTATGACTTCACCCTTTCTTGATAATCCAACTAATCCTCTAACAAAGGTATTAACCTCATCCATCATTGTAGACCATATACCTGTAAGTGTTTTCGATCCCTTTTCCATTCCTTTATAAAATAGTCCACCCTCTTTAGTTGCAGACTCAAATGCTTTTGCTACCTCATCCGCACTGATACCACCATCTTCCATTCTGTCTTTTAACTCCTGCATTGTTTCGCCTGTTATTTTAGATATTTCTGTAAGTGGATTAAATCCATTACTTATTAGTTGTCGAAGGTCCTGTCCTAATAACCTACCCGTTCCCATGATCTGAGAAAATGCGAATGTAATACCTTGTAGTTTATTTTTGTTACCTAGAGAAATATCACCAAGTACCTGTAAATATCCTTTCGCATCATCTACTGATATTCCATAGCCTAACATTGTTTGTGTCGCTTGTACTAAATCTGTAGTCTCAAATGGTGTTCTTGCAGCGAAGTCATATAGATCTTCGAATAGTGCAACTCCTTTTTCGGTACTACCAGCTAGTACGTCGATATTTGTTCTAAGCATCTCTGTATCAGCAGCCAACTGTACCATTTTAGTTGCAGATATAATTCCAGCAGTCGCTATAGCTCCAAGTCCTATGGCTAATTTAGTACTTGAGTCAACAGATTTATCAAATGAACTAGTTATACTTTTACTAATCTCCTTTGAAGAGTCACCAACATCCTTTGCAGCATTTTTTGCTTTATTAGATGCCTTCTCTAATCCATCATTAAACTTTGATGCATCTACGTCTAAGTTCCAAACAATTGTTCCTCCAACTATTGATGACATATTATGTTTCTATAATTTTTTTGTATTCCCTAATAATGTTTGATGCTGATCCTTTTTTACCATGTGGAGCCATTGCAATCCTGAGTAAATTATACCACTCATACGCTTGTTCTTTTCTTGCAACCTTAATCATTTTCAAGACTCTGTTATATGGTAGTTTTTTTGCTTCTATGAAGGTATAGGAAGGATAGAGATAACAAAAGCGGGCAAGTATATCCTCGCCCGCCTCAGTATTTTCTTCGGTTGTTTTTTGTGCTTTGATGATCACACCTTATTATATCATCCTGAAAACTCTGTCTTGAGCATTTCAACAAACTTTTTCCATTGAGGTGCTACCATTTTTTTAGCAACCTCGGTAAAGTCTGGTGCATTCTCGGTAACCTTTGAAACAAAAGTAAATAGATACGCCATTGTTTTTTTCTCATCACCTTCTATCTCTTTCAATCCCTCTATTTCTTCCATCGTCATTTGACGGAAGCGATAGGTGTTACCCTTAAGAATAAAATCAAAATACTCATTAACGTCATCAAGATTGTGCATTTTTTGTGTCATAGGTTAGGAAACAACACTAATTGTACCTGATTTGAATATCTGGACAGTTGCTTCATCAGAAGCGGACTCTCCGATAAACTTGATCATTACTTTCTTAATCACGTTGTCTAGTTCAATTCCCTCAATTCTAGTTCGGGCATTTACAATTCTTAATACCTGTCCTGGGTTACCACATGAGGTAATATCAAGATTGTTGTATACGATAGAGTCATCACATGAGGCTGCTTTTATATCAATTGCTCCTGTAGCGTTATTTACTGTCTCGCCTGTACTCATCACTCCACCATTCGCTACAAAGTATTGAGGGAGTAGTGCTGAAAGTGCGGGAATATCTGAGGCTAAAAGAGTCAATGTAGCACTTACTTTATACGCTCCGTCAATTTCAAGAGTAGTGCCTTGAACAGTTGTAAACTCATCACTAGTAACTTCATGATCTATTGCGACTTCCTCAACATCTGTAATTGTGTTATCTCCCCATTTTATCGAAAAGGGTCCACGAACGAGTGACATATTTTATGAATAAATTGTTAATGTAACCTGAGCCAAACCTTTTGTACGTTCCTCACTATCAATATCTTGATCTGTCGGAAACGTAATACATTGCATCTCTATTGTATCATAGCCAGTTAAACTTGTGCATGCGTTGGAGTTAATGGTTTCCTCAAATGCTTGCATTTTCTCGTACACATCCTCAGCGTCCATTGATCGGTAGAATACTTGAATAAGATATTGTTTTATTCTCTCTCCCGTCTTGTTTCTTGTAGTATTAGACCCTCCTGAAGCGGATACCCACCAACATACATCGGGAGCGTCAATAGGTACTGCACCTATAAATAGGTTGGTACCTAACGTACCGTATCCTTGAGTTGCCATGTATGTTGCGAATTGATGAGTTATGTTCATATAAGTCCTGAACTTTTAGCAATACCACCTGTTTTTTTTGCTACTTGATCGACTGCACTTTCAGCAAAATGTGGTCCTGTCGATGGCGTAGTATAATTCTTGAACTGCACTGTTTCCATTTTTGCTGCATAATCCTTATTCCATTGCACTTTACCTTTCAAACCTAATACCTCTTTGAGTACACTTCTTCTCAACTGTCCTGTTTTCATAGGTGTGTTTGGAGTTGATATTTGTACTATTTCTTCGGCTGATTGTCGGAGGAATATACTCGCTTTTTGAGTCATGTCGTTAATAATCTGTGGTGTAAAGTCTTGGACTGTGTAGCTCATGATACGTTTAATAATTGGGCTGATTTCGTTAATACACAAAGTATGTTATCTATTTGATTTGATAGTAAATGATCTCTGTTTACGGTACAACTACTTATCCTATACCATGCCTCGCTATCACTCACTCCGAATAAGGCTATTTTCACGAACATCCCTTCTAGTCTATTTGCGTTATCTATGACAAACTTATTCTCAGGGTCGGGATACATGACTGCGTATGCGTCTATAGTCTCAGACTTGTCGGCTTGTACTACGGTAATTCCTTGTAAGAAAATACAAGGAATAGTCTCAGTTTCAGATACTATTTTCTTCCTTCCGTACTCGTCTGAGGTTACTTTATAGATCGTTGCCTCGTCTTGGTAGTTGAGTATCATAGTGTAGGAATAATTAAACCTTGCCCGTTTCCGCCTTGATATTTGCCTATTATGATAAGGTTCTCTCGTTTAGTCTCGGGAGGATTGAGATTTCCTTTAGTATACGAATGAGTCCCTAAAGTCTCAGATTTGATATTATTCTTCTGATCTGCGTAATAAGTTGTCATATCAGCCCAGAGTAATTGAAGATCAGTCGGTAAGGTATCCCATTCCCACTCCGCTACTACTTCTAATTGTACGCAGTTATAACATGAACAGAAGTATTGATAGCATGTATTACAAAGTTGTAATGCTTTAGTAATTCCGTATTGAGTGTGAATACGATAATCATCGGTAGTGAAAGTATATTCATCCTCATCATCGTTGACTAACTTTACACTCGTAATAGTCTCAAATGGGTCAATACTTATGTACTTATCGTTCTTATTGAATTGGAATAATCTTGTAGTAGCTGCGGTCTGAGCATCTAACGAATAGCCTAATATATTCTCTAACATTGATTTAGTCTTGGCAATTATAGCTTCATAGTAGTCTTCTTGTGCTGTAGATACCTGTTTACCTGTTAAGGTCTCGTAAGTAGATATATCCATAGTCAAATTATACAACATCACAAAAAAAACAAGGCGAGGTTTCCCCCGCCCTGTTCTTCGTTGTTTCTGTATTAGGAAACACCAGGTGCGCCCATTGCGACAACTTTGTCGGTATCCTTGACAGCCCCACCTCGGAAGAACGAGCCTCGAAGTACGAGTTCGTTTCTTTGGAAAGCTGACTTGACCGTTTGTCCATCCTCATACGCTGCTTCTGTGGAAAGGTCATACATGAGACCACCACTTGTTCGGCCTGTAAAGGTAGAAAGATCGGTATAGAATACTGCTCGGTTGATCGAGACTGCGACTCCTTCGACTGTGAAGGACTTAGTACCTGCGGTGTTAAGATCAGGAAGCAACTCGTTTGGTACAACCACGTATGGTCGTCCGAGAAGCATGGGTTGATCTCCTGTCGTAAATACGCCAGCGAGAGGTCCACTAATTCCTGCTCCAACAATTCGCTTTACCAACTCTGCATAGGTTCGTTGATTGAAGATAAATGTACCATTGGCAATTTCTTCAGTCATAAGACCCCATGTGTCAACGAATGACTTGAGAGCGTTCACATCACTTGTGGTCGCGTAGGTTACAACGTTACCAGTCGAGTTGACGGCTTGCTGTAATCTTGCAATGTAAAGCTGTGCGCGCTTTCGGTCATAGTCATTTCTGTATCCTGCGGCTACATCTGCGAGCAGATCGGCTGCGAGGAATCGAGTCGCTGCATTACACACAGGTGTAACGGCTGCGAGTTCGTGCAGATTTGACGTGTTGATCGTTGCTGTGTATTCAGAGATTGGCTTCAAGTTACCATTAGCTCCGTCATCACATGTCGCTACTTCAGTCATACTAATATCACCACTTCTTGAAAGCCATGCCATCTGAAGACTTAGAGTCTCACGATAGTCAAGTTTCGAGATAAGAGGTGAGAAGTCTGATCGGTGTCCTTCGATATCACTCAAGAGTTCAGGTGATATAACGAAGTTACCCATATCTGCGATGGTAATCGTGTTCTCAACAATACCTGCCTCTTGAAGTTTCTCAAGATGGAATTTGTTGATCTCTGCGAGCTTTTGGCCTGCTTCTGCGGAATTGCTTTTCAACATATCCCAAGCATAACCAATCTGCTTGCCATGACGCTGTTTGTAACTCATACTACCAAGTTCATTTGAGACTTTTACGTCTTTCTTAAATGCTGGTTCTTTGGCAGAATTGTCAAAGACTTTCTGTTCTAATTCTTTTACTTTTTCAGCAAAAGGAGCGACTGCATTCTTCACGATTTTCTCAAGTTGCTCTGCGGTTGCAACGGGAGGTGTCAGGGTTGGAGCAGGTGTCGCGACTGGCTCTACCACTGGTTTTTTGTCTTCTTCCATATTGATATTGGAATTGTTAATAACTTTCGCCTTATTATAGCAGAGATTGTCAATCTCTTTTGTATCGAGTCCTATCTTCTTTGCTTCCTCAAGTGAGTTCAGAGCGATCTGTTCTACTTCGTTAATCCTTGCTGATCTGTTATTCCCTACAACTACTGCGGATAATCCGATTAGTTTTGAATTGTGATATACACCCTCATCATCAGGCCATGGTCCAAATGTTTCTATTGAAAAATCAGTAAGGTATCCACCCTTTAGCATATTGTAAGCGTATAAAGCTAGAGCGTTTTCTTTTACTGCAAACTGTATCCCATCTATAACGACTTTATTTATCTGTTTCTTAATACCTTTTACCTTTCCGATAATCTCTTGAATATTCATTGAGTGATTAGCAGTTAGATTGCCTTTATACTCCGATATATCCATTGACTTTATATCGTACTTTGTCCCATTTCGTTGTTCGCTGTCATCGGTTATAGGTAAACCTCCAGGAAAGTCTATATATCCATCACCTTTATCTATGAAGGCGTTTTTCTCTAGTTGAATACCATATTGATTTTTCTTATCTTCCATAGTTAAATAGTTCTAATCTTTCTAACCTTGACTTTATGCTGTTCAAATGTATTGTCATGTTTCTCAACTATTCCAAACAAAACAACAGGGTCATTCTCATATTGCGCTAGTTGTCTTTTCTGTTTATCGCTCAATCTATAGTGAGGGTTGTTTTTCAATTTCAATAGTGCATGATAGTTCATAAGGATATTATACAAGTTCAGCTCCTGAAATTGTAACACTAGCCCCCGTACCTTCTGCGGTTATTCTACCGCCTATTTCAAGAACTACAAACACATCTCTACTTGTTGTTGCTCCTGTAGGTAATAGATATGACCCATTGATTAGGTTTTCATCGTTTGCATTAGTACCATCACTATCAGCCCAGATTGTTGCACCAGCAGCACTCACACCATTATTGGTAATGATTATGTTCTTGATAATAGTCTTAGCGGTGGCGGTGAATACGGCTGCTTTAGTCGTTGGTTTGACTTGAGCAATTGTTTTTTCTGTTAGGGTCATGTCATCAAAAATGTATATCGTTTTGCTTCTTCTAATTTAATATCTACTTCTGATTTAGTATATTTGTCTAGGTTAGTAATATCTGCTTCAACATGAGTATGTATTGAGTTTGCTTTACCATTTAGGGCTGTTTGTAAATCAGTTTGATTTGATAAAGTACCCCCAATCTCTCCCCAATCTGTACCTGAGTTACTAGAAAACTCTAATCCTGTTTCATCGGCTCTTACTTTTACTACCTTACCCGCGTTTCCTTGATAAGAGGATGGAGTATCTATCATACTAATGAATGACTGATAGATCATCCCTCCCGCTTGTATGATTTTCTTTTGTGCGGATACTTTAATTTCTTCTAGTTTCTTATAGATACCTAGAGCCTCTAGTGCTTGTTGGATTTCATGCAATTTCATCTTTAGTGGTTGTAACCTTTATAAGTTCTCCCTCTTTATTGTAAGCCCATGAGTGATTGAGGGTGTATTTGTCATACTTCTCTATGACTTTAGTTATTTTACCGTTCAATCGCTTGTATTCAGTACTGTTGGGTAGTTCTTTTTGAGATATGAGTAGATTAGAGATTTTGTTAAGACTTTCATTGAAAACTCTTACTATTGCTTCATTGTTGAATGTAGACTTAGACGATAAGTCTTTTATGTTAGTAACTAGGCTTTTCAATTCGTTCATTATCTCTATATCTTTTGAGTCTTCCAGTATTGCTATCTGTCGATCTAGTTTATTGACTATCTCGGTATAATCTAGTTTGCTTTTGATAGCCTCTGTTACTTCGTTGACTGATTGTTGAATAAGTCCGATTGAATTACTACTTACCTTTTCTTGTACTGACTGACTAGCCTCAAAATAGAGAGGCTGTAAGATTGAAAGTGCTTGCTTTGATATATTTAGTTCTGTTTCCTTTTGTTTAATCTCAGCTACCTTAGTTTTGATTTCTTCTAGGTTCATAGTTTAGAAAGAATATCAGTAACTTCTTTTTGAAAATCTTGTAGGTCTATTTGTACCTTTTTCTTTTCGGCTTCGAGTTCTTGTTCTTTCTTTTCAAGATAGTTTTTAGCAGGTTCAATAATGATCTTGTATTCACAAGCACAGTTGCTTGTTATAAGCCCATTGTTGATGTATAATGTACTATTACTATTTATATCATACACATGCCCAGAGTAGCTCGTAGTTTTAATATCAACGATATGATCCTCCGTTATCAAGCTGGAGAATCTGAACAAAAGCTCGCTAATAGTCTCGGAGTCTCCAGAGGTGTTATCACCACTCGCCTTTTGAAGGCGGGAATTGTAAGACGCACTATTAAAGAGGCTAGTAAACTCTTCAGTACTCAAATTGACCCTGCTGAAAAGATTAGAAAGACTATCGCCGCCCACAATGCCGTCAGAGGTAAGACCCAAAGCGATGAGCATAGATGCAAGATTGCCTTGTTTAATGAGAGGAATGGTACTCGCAACATCTCTCTCGCAGAGAAGAGAGTTATTGAGGCTCTTATGAATAGAGGTATCATGGTTACCGCTCAAAAGGCTGTCGACAGATATAATATCGATATTGCCTTGACTGAAAGCTCCATCGCCCTTGAGGTGTTCGGGGGTAACTGGCACACTTCGAAGCATCATCGGGCTATTTTTGATCGCCGTAGCAAATATCTGTTCGATCGTGGCTGGACTATTATTGTTTGCTGGGTCAATCTCCAAATGAGAGACTTCATCCCATCCGCCATAGCTGATTATGCTATCAGTCTTTCTCAAGTTCTTAGCAGAGACCCATCCTCTCGTTGTAAGCATTATGTGATTTGGGGTAACGGAGAGAGTACGACCACCAATAGTCATAAGCTCAATTACATCACCTAAATAATAGCTTTTTATTATATTTTTCGCATCTGGCGAGATTATTCTTGTATCTGGTAGTACGCAGTTTGGGTGGAGCGTCCCCGCCTGTACATCCTCAAAACCTATCCCTAGTTCTTTACCTTCGACAGTGAGATGATCTCCAAGACTCGCAAAGTTCGCATTGAATGGAATAGGAGGTCTGCTTTCTAATTCCTTACAGAATGCACAAGGGTTACCTGATCTAGTCACCCATTGCTTATATACTCTCCCCTCTAATTTATTCTGTTTGATGAATTGTTTATCAGCTTCATATTGACTTCGTGTGAAGGCTCTTTCTGTTTCTGTTCTTGCAATAGTCTTAGCTCGTTGTTCAGTTATTTCATCTGAATACTCTCTTTTAATATTTGATACGATTTCCTCTAGTGATTTGCCTGACATTGCATCTTTCCTTACAATATCATAGAGGTCTTTACTAATTGTATCTATATGACCTTTGGATGCTTTTTCAGCTACTTCTTTCAAGTATTTCTTAATATCTTCATTAAGTTTAAAGTCTCCAGGAAGACCGTATTCCTTTGCTCTATCTTTCATGGCTTTTTCACCTTGGAGGGTAAAGATGATTCCATAGAACATGGCAATTATAAGTGCTAATTCGTTCGATAAATCCTTCTTGTCATATTTGGATATAATATCAGCCTCGGTTATCTCGTCTGCATCCTCGATGGCATTTACTGATGTTTTACTGTATTTCTTCCTTAGTTTATTTATTACAAGAGCTGTAGTCCTTCCCTCGATATTCACTATGGCATTCTGCAAAGCTCCCTGTTGTTGGGCGATAATCCCTTGAGATTGCATAGCGTTTAATTGTTGGGTTAGTTTTTCTGTATCTACAGGTTTTACTTCTGGCTCAATAGGTTTATTAGTAGGTTCGCCTAGTTTGTCTAATCCTATCTCACCCATAACATATTGAGAGGCTAGTTCTGATGTATACCCTTTATCTATAAGGCTGTTATATAGTTCAAACTCTATTTTCTCTAGTTCTGCTTCTTTCTTTTCAGCATCAATATCAGTAGCGTTTGGATTATCAACTACGATAGTTAAGGATTTCTGAGAAGGGTTATTCCTTGAATAGTCAAGATTAAGCGCATCGATAATCAGTTGGACTCTTGGAATACAATGTCCCTCTATATTCAAATCCTTTTGTACTCGTGCTGTTTCTCTTGTAGTACCTGATTGTTCGATACCCATGATCGTCTTAGATACTCCTGCTACTGCGAACAACTGATCTCGATTCATTTCATTTACTACCTCTAAAGCACTATCTCTGAGGTTCTGAGTCATTGATTCCCATGTTATTCCTCCAGCCCCATTACCAAATATAGGCTCACCTTTGGTGTGATTTCTTACTCTGGCTACGAAGTTTTGGAAGTCTGTATCGGGGAGAATTACATCAGTTGATAGAACTCCAGGAGCGTTTATATTTCCTTTGATGGCGTGTCTTTGATAATCACCTGCGGTCTTTAATGTGAATTGGCTATCTTTAGCTGCATCAGTCATTGCGAATGGTTTATCTTCATCAAAGGGATTTAGTTCTTTAATCTCGATAATCATTTCTTTCGGGATTTCTCGTACCATTCCTTTCTTAGCTTCGACATATCCTGCGACTGATAATCTATCGGGCGTTAATACTCGTTTAATAAAGTACGGATTGAGCATTTTGAACTCTTGTACATTTCCTACTCTCCCCTCACCTACGGCTCGTATAGCCATAAGATAATACACACCTTCGAGGTCTAAATATGTTGATATATCTCTCCAAAATGTATGCTGTGAATATGATTGTGAATGTTTAATCAATTCTAGGTACGGATGAGTAGCATCGGGATTATCGCTATCTACTCTTACGTTTTCTATTGCCAGTTTGGCAACTGCATTAGCTCTGTTTCTGATTGAAGCATATCCGTAGCCTGTGTAGTGATCTTGATCAGACATAAGCACCTCAGTCCAGTCTGAGGTCATTCGCTTATTACCATACTTTAGATATTCATTCGGAAGTGAGATAGTATTTTTATACAGAAGACTCGCGAGACACTTGCGGAGATTGGTTATTATAGACATAATATATAGAGGAATTATAGTATACCGTTAATATATTATACGATTGATATTCTGCTTTGGGTTTATGTTTAATTGTGGATAAAGTCCCATAACTACTGCGTCCATTATATCAGGACTGACTCCACCAGTTCTTTCTTTTATTTTGTCTTTTGGTTCGACTGCTAGTTTCTTATCATTTATTTTGTGTGTGTGTAACATCGCTTCACTTATAAGTTCGTTTCGTAAGGGGCAACCTTCATAGATTTTGATTTCTCCCTTTTCTAATCCTTGGGCAAATTCGAATATAACTTGAGACCTTAGGTTATCGTATTTGTCGACTGTTGGCTTACCTCCTGATACAAACTCTGTAAATCGTATCCCTTTTGATTTAGCGTGATCGACCACTCCTACTCCTACACCTACTGCATCAACCGCTATATTTTGAGGGATTACTGCGTTATTTGACATGTATTTTATAAGCTCTAGCGCCTGGTCGTCAGTTGTTATACTTTCGGTTTTATCTTTGACAATCTGGATGTCTACTAAGGTTTTTCCCCACCAGAGGGCTATTATTGATCTATCGCTTCCAGATCGTGCTACATCGTAGCCAATATATCTCTTGTCATTTATATCTGTCTTGTCTGTGATGCTTGCATCAAAGTAGCGGTATTTGAATAGGGAGTCTTGATCGTCCGAGTAATCCCACTGATTATTGATATACCTCTCTACCCAAGGTCGTGGGTTTTGCATCATTGCATCTATATCATCCTTTGTTTGCCAGGAGTCGGACATATCAAATTCGACTACGACCACTCCTTTGGGTAATGTCCCGCTTCGATACGGGTCGTAGTACATTTGTTTTAGGTATGTATCATTTGGGTTCATGGTAACTATTGAGATGCTTGGTTGACCTGCATGATTGAACCTTCCTCGCCTAGATACTGCCTGCGTGAACATTATCTGCGCTAACTCGTCCGCCTCGTCGATATGATTTCCCGATGCGTTTATTCCTTTAATCTTCTTTCCTTGTCTGTCTTTGGTTACATCTGCCTCGATAAAGCCTATTTTTGATTTGTTGTGTAAGAATTGTATTTCGTTTAGACTCCTGTCGTGTCTGTAGTCTTCACCTTCAATAAAGTTCATCATGTCGAGCATGTTTAGATATGAGGGGATTATTGTTTTCTTGGCTGTTGAAAGATTTTGTCTAAATACGGTCCAGTATGTTTTTGGAAAAGTGTATGCAATAGAAATAGAAATGTGCGCTGCAACATCAGTTTTTCCACTTCCAACGCTACCGATTAAAACTATCGTATGTATGCTTGGGTCATTTGCTAGCTCTACCGCTCTTACTTGTTTTTTTTTCAAACTTAACATATTTATTATATGCAATTTCTCTTGCATCAATAGCCTCTTGAAGCGTAAGGTATCTTTTTTGTAACAATATCACACCATTTAGCATAAGTCTCGCAGTCCATTTTTTTCTGTACTTATCAAAACCTATACCTTTATATCCACTACTATTATCTAGTCTTACCCTTTGATTGAAATTCTGCATTGTTTGACTTGCCCATCTTATATTATCTGGTGAATAATTACCATTATTATCAATTCTATCAAGAGTCATATTTATATTTTCTTTTGGCATTTTTTCTATATCTTTTATAAAATTTTCTGCGTTGTGCCATCGCTCACAAACTATAATACCTCTACCACCATAATTATTATATTTCGGACGATTAGGGTTATAACATCGTGCCATCATTTCTTCCCAGGTTGAATATAATAGATGGCTACTTAGACCGTGAAGGTTGTATCTGTAAGGTTCATTATTCTTTCTTCTATAATAATATGCTTTTTCTTTACATGATCGACTGCAGTATTTTTTAGGCTTATCCCCCTTTTTTAATGGTGCATATTTTGAACAATGTTCACAACGGTAGTATTTTAATATCATTAAGACATTATACCATGTGATAAGACTGGTATTGTCCCAGTTCAACTACTTTCTTCTGTTTGGGTTTCAGATATAACATCTCGTGGTTTTATGGTGGAAATTATAAGAGGATTTTCTATTGGTTTTCCACCTGATGTGATGTCTGTAGATTGTGGGACTTTGCCGTCTATTCTGTCCAATACCATGCTCATAGCAACAGTATTGCCTCCATATGCCATACCAGCAAGTTTTTCTGCGAGCTCCTGTATTCTTTTCTTACCATCTGGGCTCTTAGGATTTACACCTTGTAGATACTTTTCTAACCAGTATGTAATCTTGGTATCGTCCTTTGGTCTTCCTCCTGGATTACCACTTACGCCAGGTACAAATCTACCCTTCTCGTCCCTGATATTTTCCTGATCTGTGGTAGTTTGTTGAGTGTCCATGATTATATTATACTTTTCCCATTCCAAAATAACCATTCAGTTCTTTCTGACTTTTCTTTTTCTCGTGGTACTGCTGATAAAGTTGTCCTGTGATTCATCGCTTTTACAGGTTTGAGTGGCGACTCATAACTTGATAGATATACTGGTACTTCTATTCCCGCAATCCATTTATATAAATCATCGTGGCTTATCCCATCCTCTTTATATGATGCAGTATTTATATATGGAGGATCGAGATAAACTATTGATTTCTCGTCAAAGCTCTTGGGGTCGATGTCTGCGTATGATAGATTTGTTATCTCGAGTCGCTGGAGTTGCTCGAGTTGCTGGAGTTGCTCGAGTTGCTGGAGTCGCTCGAGTTGCTCGAGTTGCTGGAGTTCTTTGTATTTCCTCTCTGTTGCGCATTGGAAGATAATCAATCTTCTTTGATAGATTGTATTTTTGCTAAGTATTAGTTTCGGTAGGCTTGGAAGTATTACTTTTAACTTCCCGAAAGACTCTTCGTCTCTGTAAACTGCGACCATGTGTCCTAGTCTTTTGTATTCTTCTATTTCTTTGCCGAATAGATAACTTGTCCCTCTATTCCCAAACGTCCAGACCGACTGTAAGAATCCCGCATACCATCCCTCTTCAGCCACCTCTTTTTTGAATCTGTCTCTCGACACCCACTCATACAACTTATCTTCGTACACCTGACCTAGTTTGTACAGCTCTAGATGATCTTTTTTGTGTTTTTGTGCATTTTTAATGTACTCAACAAGAGAGAATATCCTTCTGTCGAGTTCATTGTATGTGACAGCTTCAAATTGTGGCATTTGTAAGGCTGTAAATGATATTGCTCCTCCTCCTCCGAATATGTCATATATCTTTGTTGCTGTTGGATTTTTTCTTATCATGAACAGCAGAATATCTGTGGCTAGCTTTCTCTTACTACCCATGTATGGTATTCCAAGATTATTCATTTTTTCTCAAACTCAAGTCCGCATGACGGACAGGTTATATAACCGCTCTCTTCCTTTTTTCCTTGCTCTTTCTTCTCCTCTTCGATCTTATCCCAGCTTGGCAACTTTACTCCCCACTCAACTAGCTTTTCTTGCTCCCATTCATTTGCTAGTTTATCCCAATCCATTTCTCCGCTTTCGAGATTATCTTTAATAATAAACTCTTTTTGCTTTTCTTCACTTAAGTCGACTATCTTTACTTGTGCTTCATTTATTCCTGCTTCTTGCATCGCTCTAAACCTCATATTTCCACCAAGTATTACCATATCTTTGTTTACAACTATCTCTCGTATATCTCTCATTTCGGGGAAGTCCTTGATTGATTTGACTAGTTTTTTGTAGTTTTCATCTCTTATGAATCTAGGATTTGAAGGATTAGATTTAATATCTATAAGTTTTACAGTGCGGATTTCCATTTTTTGTCGTCGCCTCTTTCGTATGTTACCTGTGCGACTTGTATAACTTTTAATTCTTCTTTCTGTGTCAGATGGGTACAGTGTACATCAAAATGTGCATAGTTTCTATAACCTTCCCTCCTAAGCCATAGCCCGTAGTTAAAATCGGGTCCAAGGATGTTTTCGTATGGTTCGAAGTTATGTTTCAAATATGTCTCTTTTCTCGTCATCATGCAGTAAAATCCTGATGCGTCTATTTCGTGGAGTCCTTGTTTTAGTTGGCTTGAGGCTATTTTTGTTGGCTCGTAGACATTATCAACTTCCCAAAGTCCTAGATACTTTAGTCCCCACCTTCCAACCTGTGCGCCTGATACAAATCCTGCGTGTGGAAAATTCTTATACACATCAAATAGTTTTCTTATTGTTGAAGGGTGATAGAGTGTATCGTCCTCTGCCAAAAATATCATTTCTGTTGTTTTCAAGTACTGCTTTGATTCATTATGTATCTCGGCTATTCTTTTTCGTCTTGAGGTTATAGTGAGTTGAGGTTGTGAGTTTCTGTGGATACATAATCGCTCTGCGAATTTGCTTGTGGATATATAATTTCTAGCTTTTTCGTATAGTTTAATGTCACCGTCAACAATTGCGAGGATTGAGGTATCGGGAGGACATATCATAAACTCCAGAGACGGGAATAACCTTTGAAAGAATGTGTCTCTTGATATAGGAAGAATGATTGTGAGCTTCATGGTTTATAGTTTACTATAAACTGGTAACAGCTCGGTTTCGGAGAATTGATTATACCCTAGCTCAAACGCTTCTATCTTGTCTTCCTCTGTGACCTGTAAATTATCGAGAAATTCGGCTAATTTCTGCACGTTTGCGGAGTAGACGGGTATTATAGTCCTTGTCATGAGTTCGGCTGTCTTTTGGGCAGGTACGAGCCATTTCTTAGGTAGTAATTGATTGTTGGGGGATATGTCGGTCATTATGACTGGAAGTCCTGACATAAGTGCCTCGTTACAGACTAAAGTAAGCCCTCCATATCTTCTTGGAAGGATTACCGCATCGAAGTCTTGGTACATATCAGAGACATCTTGTGAGTTTCGTATTTCATACTTCACTCGTCTGTCATCGGTCATGTATTCTATTGGCAGTTCGTGTTGGCTTCTGATAACTATTTCAAAGTCACCTTTGGATTGTCGTAACGCTTCGATTATTGATAGCGTGCCGTTTCTGTCGTTGGTTGCAAGAGTTCCTATAATATGTAGATATTTCTTTCCTGTTCTTCTGAAATTACATTCTCTTGCTTTGGTAAACTCTTGAGGGTTCATGGGCGGGGGGAGGTACATCACTTTATCATCGCCAAACCTTCGCTTCATCTCGTCGATCATCCAGTAAGATGGCATGAGGAACTTTGTGGGGGGCGTTAGGGTTTTGTTGAGGTGGTCGCAGAATTCGTAGTTAGATTGTATATACAACTTTATCCCAAGTCGCTTACATTCATTTAATAAGTGGAAGTTAAGAGGGTTTTCGACGCAGAAGACCTTTGTCAGACCTTTCAAGAATACGTCTATTTCTCTATTTGTCGGAAAGCCTTTAGTTAGTATTCCTGTAAATTGTGAGTACCAATCCCAATGTTGCTCTTTATTTTTAGAGAATCCGCTACTGTCTATTGCTAATATCTTATTAGGTTTAAGCATATAGCATAGTCTTCTGCTTTGTATACCTATTCCTGAATTGTTACTGAATACGATAAGTCCGATCATTGGTTAAAAGGTTTTGTAAATCTTTCGCTTCCCGGGAGTCCGCCCCATTTATGACGATAATAATCTTGTAAGAGATCAAACCTTACACTTATAAGTCCCGATTTTAGAGTAGTAGCCGTACCTTGACACGTTACATCAATATCTATCTTAGGCATACTTGGATGATTTGGTGCATTATGTATTCCTGCTAACTGCAATCTCCATCCATAGTCATTATCTTCATAGTACCCCGGGTAAAACTGTTCATCAAACATTCCAACAGTATCTAAGGTCTTTCGAGTGAATCCGATACAATGCCACGCCTGATCTGTAAGTAATCCGTACTCGTTTGCTTGATCTATTCTGTCTACTAATTCAGAAAATCCTTGATTAAATATAAGACTAGATGAGATTATCCATAGGAATTCTGCGTCTGATCCTATGCCATAATTCCAACTACCTGATACACCTAGATTTTGAGGGTGCATTCTTACTTCAGCTCCCCTCTCTATATATTTCTTGGCAAAACTATTCTTTGAATTATCTACAATGATTAACTGTTCCCAGTCGAGATCATACGAGGCTAAACACTTCTCGGTTATTTCTTGAATTATTACGGGTATGACGAATTTTATGTTCATAAGTTTCTTAACTTTTCAAATGTATCTTTCTTTGTTTGTTTCCACCATTCAGATATTTTAGGGGATAAATGATCGTATATTTCTATTGAGTTTCTAAGATGAGTATTCCACTCAGACCTATTGTCTACTACAGGGAATTGACATTCTCCAAACATATTAGTCCAAAATGTTCTACCTTCGGCTATAGGAATAGACCCACATTCTAACGCTTCGTATATTCTAAATGAGTCTAAACTTACGTTACCGCGAGGACACAATACTACTTTTGACCTTGACATAAGGGATAAGTATTCGCTTCTTTCTAATCCTCTTGAGAATCCACCAGTATCGTAAATCATTCCCTTTGGAATACTGTAGACCTCATCCCTCATTTCTTTTCTTTTCTGATGATTGATCTGTCCTAAGAATAACCAGTCGATTGTTTTTTCTAATGGACTTACATTATTTGCGTGGGGAGGATACCATATCGGCAACCAGTTGTAATATTCACTTGGAGGTTGATTAGGATAGGTAGTAAATACCTTCATTTCAGGATGATCTAGTCTATTTATTTCGAACTTGTTTTCTTCGTCTGAGGTTATTATGACAACACATTTTGTAAGTTTAGTTATTTCTCGATTGATTTTATCCACGTCTTGATACGCCCCAGGGACTATAACTATTGCTTCTTCTTGGTCTGTAATCTTCTCACTATGATTATATCCTTCAAAGGCTAATTCAAATAGGTTTTGGTCCCACATACCGCGAGCGGGTGTTCCTTCTTTAATTGATAGCCAAATTACATTATTCATTGTGTAAGCCAATTTGCATTATCCCTAATCCATTGATCGTCTTTATTCCACCATTTTAGTTCAAGTAGTTCTTTGATTTTTTCTTCACTAAATCTATATTTCTTAATTTGACAAGGGTTTCCAACAACTATTGCGTAAGGTGGGATATCTTTTGCTACTACTGCAAACGCTCCAATAACTGCACCATCTCCAATAGTAACCCCAGGCATTATGATAGCACCAGTACCAATCCACACATCATTGCCGATCTTTACACCACCTCTATGAGTACGTCCAGATATTCCTATATTCATCAATTCTTTGAAAGGAAAGGTTGACGTTTTAGTATAGTCATGTCCGCAATCTGTGTTTATTGTTACGTGATGCGCTATAGAACAATAAGAACCTATCTCGATCTTCTCCCATCCATAAGAACTGAGGTTGATATACCCGTCAACGTATGAATGTTTACCCATTTTTACTTTCTTATCCATATTACTTTGATAATTTAGTTTGTTTCTTTCGCTTTTCTTCTAGTTTCTTTCTATTTGCTTCTCGTTCTTCCTTCGAAGCACAAGTAGGACAACCGATTTTTAATTCACATTTAGGTTTTTTCATAAATTGTTTTAATAATATATTGCCAACGGTTTAGATATGTGTGATCTTTTTTAGTACGTTCAAATCCTCTCCTTCTTATTGATTCTCGTTTTTCGTCATTTTCTAAATAATAGTCTATCGTATTTTTTAATCCTACAAATCCTGATCCGCCTGTAATTATGTTTTTCACTCTGAGTAATTTTAATCTATTAATCTCTCGCTGTTCTCTGGACACACACGATGTACATCCGACTAGGCAAGCGTCTTGAGTATAGTCTGCCATTATCCCTTTTTCTTTAATAGATATTTTTTAACTCTTTCTTTATGACATATTTTACAGACTCTCATGTTGCCATATCTTCCCTTTCCAATATAGATATTGTTTTCTGTTAATTCGTGCCCTCTAAGACAATGAGTCTTTTTTGAGTTCAAATGTGATGCATTGGTTACTCCTCTTTCAATGGTGTTTTGTCTATATGTAACTGGCTCCAAGTGTTTTGGATTGACACATTTTGGATTGTGACATAAATGATCTATTACTAATCCACTGGGTATATTTCCAATAAAATGTTTATATGACCACCTATGAGCCATATCTCTCCAATTAGTATCATCAATAATTCTTCCATATCCTCTTTTATCAAGTGCTCCTTGCCATTCCCAGCATCCATTCACTTGTTTTTTATGCCAGAAATTAAATCTGTCTAAAGCTGTCCCACCAACAATTCTTTTTTTTTCGTGTATAGGGTTTCCGTATCTCCAATAATTCATATAATGCGTATGGCACATACCCATTCCTCCATTAGATTTATCTTCACACCCATTCACCTTACAATTTTTGTTAAACCATTTTTTATTCGATGCTATTTGTCCTTTTCTAAACCTTGTGCTTGATACTCCTTTTTTTAATGGGTCTCCATGTTTTAGCCACATTCTCCTATGACCCTCACAATATCCATGTCCACTATGTTTTCTATTACAAATTGTACACAGTCTTAATAATTTCCCCCCAACGGTGATAATACGTGCCTTCCTTTTTACATCTTTCATGCCCTGTTCTTCTAATTGTTTCTCGTTCATATTCGTTTTTTGGATCAAGATAATAATCTATCTTTTTTTTAAGACCCTCAAAGTCTCCGTATGTATAGTATACAAGATCTTTGTCATTTGTGAAGTAATTGGACAAGCCGTATATTTCTGGATAGATTAGAAATCCATTTCTACCAAGCGTATCCCATAGACGATCACTTGAATACCATGGATATGTAAAATTGGGACATAGTGTGTCGCCTACCACGACCTTTGACTGTGAATATAATTTGTTCAGCTCGTGACCTCTGACGACTCCTAGTCCATCTCCACCGAAGTGGTAAAATCTATCGCCATAAGTTATTCTAAGCCAGTCTATTAGTTTGGGTCGATAACTCCATTCCCTATGATATCCTTTCGAGCCTGTGAACACTACGTCATATCTTTTTGGTAGATCGAGACTATAGCATTCTTCGTGTAATACTCCCGCAGGTACGAAGTGTCCTTTAGTCTTAGTATTCTTATTCAACCATTCTGCCATGAGTTTATCTACGGTAAAGAAATGTTGAAGTTTATTAAGGTAGGGTGAGTTCTTATACTCGTTCCATCTTTCGATCCCCATGTATAAGTCAAGGTGATAGGCGAGTGTCGGTATCCCTCTCTCTCTCAAAGTGTCTAATACCTGCTCCATTGACAACGTTCCCTTATTAACAAACCCATGCGAATGAATCCAAATAAGTGCATCAGACTGTAACGATGTCTCTAAAACTAGGTTTGTAGTAATCTCAGTCTCCTGTAATCTTATCACCTTATGTCCTAACGCCTCTAAAGATAGAGCGTGGTGTTGCTCTGAACAGTAAGATACTGAAAAGTTGCCGTATAAACAAAACCTCATAGTTGGTATTCGTTAATTTTTGATGCTAGATACTTTATCCTTCCGTCTATATATTCTTGAGTAAAGTATTGCTTTTTACTATTAATTTCTTCTAGTTCTCTTAAATACCCCTCATAATTGTTATCTTTTCGCTTTTTTATGTAATTTGGAATATCAAATACTTTTTCTAATCTCTTTTGCTTCTTTTCATAGCACTTTACATGGTCCATTCTGTTTGTGTCTCTGATTACGGAATGACAGATCGTACACAGTCTTACTCTCCCTGACTGAATGAATTGATAGCTATGTTCCTTACTTCCGAGCTTGAATGTCTGAATCATACTCATCAAGAATTGATAGGTGGCACGGATGACAAACTATTCTTCCATCCCAGGTTGTGGTTACTGCTATTCTTTCTTCGCATCTCTCACATGTCTTTTTTTGATATGCTGCTACTTTTGGATTTCGATAGTATCCATAAAGGGGCACTCTCTTGTGATCTCGTTTTCCGTTCTCCCTGTCTTCTTTTCGTTTCTTTATTTCTTTTTGATTTTTGTGGTATTTGAGATATATCTTTTTGCTTTGCCATTCTTGTCCGTCTGGTGCTAGATATGTCATTTGAGTAATAGTTTTTCTAACTTTTCTTTATAAAACAATGCTATTCGTTCATAATCTGCAATTTTATATATTACTGTTTGTCCATTTAATGTATACAATCTATCTACTTCGGCCTGTCCGTATTTTCTTAACATGAACATAAGGTATTTATCTAACCTCCCATGATAGAATCGGTTACAAGTTGAGCAATTATGATGAAGTAAACCGTCAGCTATATATGTCTTAGATGTCGTCTTAATCGCATATACAGTTTTTGGTTTTACTTTAGTAATCTTGATTATTTTCATAGTGATCTTCTACTTCCACGCATCAAATGTGCAACAGTCGAATATGGCATGTTATATTTAGCTCCCGCTTTCTTGTAACTCATCCCTCCTCTTATTAGTTCAACAACTCCCCTACATTGATATAGACTATATTTTATATTACCTTCGTTTTTCTTTAATTGTGTGGTAAGTCCCACTTTTAATGCGTGTTGTGCATTTTCTACTGCTGTACACCACTCAAGATTGTTTTTATGATTATTGTGTTTGTTTCCGTCTTTATGATTGACATATTTCTTATTATTTGGATTTGGTATAAATGCAGAGGCTACTAATCTATGAATTTGGTAATTCCTATTTGCTGTTCGTGCGTATAAATATCCCCTAGCTTTGTTAATGTTTGGTTTGACCTCATGGAGAGTCCGATTTCTATTATCCGATCTATTATATGTTGTAATCGAATATAACTTACCCTCGTCACTTATATACCATTTTGTATATTCTGTTTCGTCAAATAATGCTTTCATGCTTCACTTATATCATACGCTAACTGGTTATGCAACATATCATATATTGATACCCATTTTTTATTTGCGACAACTTTATGATCTCCCGTAGCATAGAAACATTTTCCATTTTCTAGTTCAACTTTATATAAATCTTTTGGGATGAAATGTGCTGTATCTAATACTTCACTTTTTGTCTTTTCGTATGTTTCTTTATGAAATGCCCATAGTTTGTCTCCTTTTCTTATGTCTTTAATACTTTTAGATACTCCGTTAAACATTAAGATATTACTTTCCTTTGTAAGACATTGACCATGTACGTTTGTTTCTTCAAAATAGGTAGAATTATGCGAGCCTTGGGTGAAGTGTCCTGCATGAAGTGAGCCATCTAACCTGGTAGTCTTTTCACAGGTACAGCAAATACAATAATTGACTGATTTTGTAGTTGCTAAAGCATCTCTCACCCTGATATATGCCTTGAAATTGTACCTTGCTTTCGCTTTCGCGGATTTTAGTGTAGGCTTTTTCATTTTAGTAAATCATAAACTATTTGCTTTCCCACTGCAATACCTATATTATAATTCAACCCCAAAAGTAAAACCTGCGGGTCTCGCTTGAGGGGATTTTGTATAATAGGTGTGGCGAAAGCTACCCCATTGGTTTTTCATTTTTCCTATGGGGTTTTTTAGGTTACTAGGATAAGATAATTTCGGTATTTACATTCTACAAAAAATAGTATATTATTATCCTAATTATGAATATTGAAACTCAAGCTAAACTGCTAAAACTAAAAGGACTTCTAAACGAGATCAACCACATCTCATATACCTACGCTCAATTCGGTAGACAATATCCGATGGACATGATGAATGAAGATAATGCAAATAGACTGATAACTGTATATAATGACTTACTTTTGGAGGTTAGAAGTTTAATAATGAATTATGAAAACTCAAGGGTGGATAAAACTACATAGGAAACTACTCGAAAATACAATCTTCACAAGCGAAAAAGGGCTAAAGGTATGGATATGGTGTCTTCTCAAGGCAAATCATCAAGATCAGGACGTATTTAATGGGAGACAGAAAGTACACATCACAACTGGTCAATTCATAATGGGTCGTAATACTGCAAAAGAAGAATTGAAGATGGCTGTCGGAACTATATGGTTTTGGTTAGATCAGTTAGAGAAAGACAAATATGTTGAACGCAAATCTACTAACAAATATACTGTTGTGACGATATTAAACTATAGTCAGTATCAGGAAACTGAACGCAGATTGAACGCAGATAGAACGCAGATTGTACAACAGATTGAACCAAACAATAATGATAAGAATGTAGAGAATGATAAAAATGATAAGAATAATAATATATTAGCGACTAAGGTCGCAAATCTAAATCTCTATATTGATAAATTCAAAGGCGTAAACCCTACCTATGAAAGATTATTAGGCAATAAAAGCCAACGAGCCTCACTTGAAAGATTGATTATTCAATTCGGTGAGGAGAGAATGAATAACCTACTTACTCAACTTCCAGAGATTATGCGTAAACCTTATGCACCACAGATAAGCACTCCGATTGAACTTGAAAATAAAATGGGGAAACTAATCCAATTTCTAAATCAAGAAAAATTGAAAATACAATCAAAGGGGGTGACTAAATTATGAAATTATCTGAAATACCAGAAAATTACAAGATATATACGGTAAAAATGACAAACAAATCTGAATATAAGATGACAGGAGATCAAAAAATGACCGTATTAAATTCTAATACACAATTCGTTGAACTCAAAGACGGTACGTGTATCAATAAATCCTACATTATAGAGTTCAAACTGGACATTGATAAAACGTACGAATGTGCAAATTATCATATTAAAGACATACAGCACACGCCGTTACTATCTGACCTAATTGTATAAAACTTATGAGTACACTTGCATCTCTTATTCAAAACAAATTCGAATTTTTTCAAGGAGTCCAAAACTTACCTAAGAAGACAGATCAATATGAAATAGATGAAGCTTCAAAAACATACCATCGTATCGTACCAGCAAAACAACCACCTAGTAAGCAGGAATGGATTGACTGCAAAAAATATGTAGATAACCTCCCTACAGAGTTCAAACCTGTTATTCAAGAAAAAGCTGCATTAGGATTAGTAGAAAAGATACGTAGAAATAAAGGTTTTGAGCTTGTATATGAAAAAATACTACTGAATTTCAAGATAGAACTAAATATATTCGAAACTTTTATTGGTGAGGTTAAAATGGCACGATATATTGCTTACAACAAATATGACAATGTTGTCTATACCAGAGACATACTGAAAGCTAACCCACTATCCCAGTTTTAGGTAACAATTTGCCTATTTACAATGATACTACATATGATATAATGAATTATTACAATTTTAATTATGAATATGAATACCTACACAATCGACACAATCGACACAACCGATCACAGGGGAGAACACATCTCAATCACTAGGGATTGCCTATGTAATTATGATACCGATCATATAGTTGCAGATTTTGAGCGTGAGATACTAATTTGTACTGACTGTGGTAAAACTCGAAAGATGCTTACATACCACTATATCTTATCCGAGAAACAGAACGTTGAAAGTTGGATGTTTAAAACTGGATTATGAGAAAACTCAAACTCTACTTTCTCGCTTTTCTGTTAGGCGGGATAGTTGCAAACAATATACCTGTTAATGTACCTGTCGAAGCTACTCAAACAAAAACAACCGTTGACGTGTTAATAACACCAAGTCCTATTCTAATCTCAAGTCCAACACCAACCAAAGTTCCTGAATATGATTTGGATACTATTCTCAATTATTATAACGCTGAAGGATTACAAAGAGAATACGGAGAATATATCTGGAATAAGTGGAAAGAACATGGAAACAGATTACAGGCAGTAGCACTTTGTACGAATATTGCAGAAGGACACCTGGACGATAATGCTACTGGGTATAACGAGGATAGTAATTCAACAGATCGCGGATGTTGGCAATGGAATGATCTCTATAATCCTGGTGTTTCCGATGAACAAGCTCGAAACTGCAAAACCGCTACTGATCTTGCCTATGACAAATGGAATGCCAGAGGACAGTCATTCCAAGGATATTGGTACGGTTATGGCTCAAATAATTACAATTTATGTATGAGCTTATGAGTTTAGCTTTTGAAAACTATATATTGAAAAAGTTAATCTATATATCTTTAACTTGTAATTTATTACTCATTATTACCGTAATTTTATTAAACCTATACCTATGAACACACTCGTAACATATATCAACACCAAGAAGTTAAAGTTAGCCAAAGAGAAGGCAGATCGTGATCAGTTTTTGAAAGTTCTCAATCAAAATCCCCCCGCCAAGTGGGTAAAGAAACATCCGATTGCAGGGATTGAATACATCCCAATTGAGATAATCGAGAATACGTTGACAATGTTATTCCAAGACTGGCACGTTGAAGTCAAAGAAGCTATAGCATTATTCAATTCTGTAGCGGTTACTGTTCGGGTCCATTACCGCGATCCACTTACTGGAGAGATGAGATACCAAGACGGAGTAGGGGCATCCCCGATGCAGATTGATAAGGGAGCATCATTCTCAGCCTCAAGCATGAAAGCAAATGCAGTACAAATAGGATTACCAGCAGCTAAATCTTACGCTATAAAAGACGCAGTTGAACATATAGGGAAATTATTTGGTAGGGATATAGGTCGTAAAAATGCCCTAGAATTCACTCCAAGGTACTCGAATGATGACGGGAGCCTAAAGAACCCCGAAGACGCTAGAATACGGCAATTTATCGCAAATTCGACCACTCCTGAACAACTGTCAACTATCGAAGGACAGCTAATAGCGGAGGGAGTACATACGTCAGAGTATGGATTGCTTATATCCGAGAAGTTAAAACAGATTGATAGAGTAAGCTAATTTGCCTATTTACATCTATACCATATATAGTATAATAAACTCAATTATCAATTGAATAATAAAATGAAAATACGTTGTTCATCACTCGGTAGATTCATGGGAGGTTGGGAAAAACCTAGAGAAGCATTGTCAGAAGATGCAAAGTCT